GAGTTAAGCCAACATATACATTATATGTTGGCTATGCCCTTTTAAACTTACTAAAAACATCACAAAAATATTCCCTCTTTTTTATATCTTGATACCAAAATACTTTATTTGTCCCACTTTTTGTATCAGTCTTCCATAAGGACCAATAACCAATAGAGTACATAAGGTTGGCCCTTTCACCCTTTTGACCAATCTTAAAGATGATTTTATTTTTCACAAGCCACCTGAGATATTTATGGAGCATCTGCTCACCAATTGTGAACCCATCTTGAGACATATCATCACACATCTTTTTATAGTCCTCACAATAGAAGACAATAAAAGGTTTATCATCCTTGTATCTTTTCCCCTTATAATGTTTGTTTACAAGTGCAATACTCTTTGCCCTTGACATGTAATGAGAGTGCATATAAGTCATTATGGTAAAAATCTTTTCAAGTTTGCCCCCCTTGTCATTATTGATGTCTGTAAGCCATTTTGGTAGCCCCTTCTTCTTTGATGGTAAGGTGTACCCATCAAGGTATTTTTTTATCTCAAATATGTCTTTGAATTTCCACTTAAGGTCATATATCACCTTACCCCTAAAGGGGTCTTCTTCATCGTATTGAAGAATTTCCTCATCACATTCTCTTTTAATGTTGTTAATTAAGTCTTGGTATGCTTGTAAACTCTCTGACATTGTTGCCTCCGTGACGGCTTCTGAGCCGAAGGGAAGGCTCACGGAACCTCCCCTCTTTACCCACTGTTGCAACAGTGTGGCTCATTCTTGATCTTTTATGTAAATATTGCGAAATCATCATATTTCGTCAAGTTTTTTTTTGAAAAAGGGACGTGCAAAGCAAAGGGAAGAGGAAGATTTTTATTAACCTTTGCGTAGACCACGTTCGAGGTAACGTGTGCACGTCCCAATTTTCTAACTCCTACTCATTCCTCATCATCGATAAATGCTGTCAATGTCAAATTCAATTGGCTCACCATCAACGATTAATTCATCATCCAGTCTGTAGTAATATTTCTTCTTCGGCTTGGGTTTCTGTACAAGACCTTTACTCACGCAAATAGCCAAAGCATCTGGATTTGAAGGAATCGGACAATCAGAGTATTCAAGAACCAAATACTTAAGATGCACCTGTCTTGCTCCTTTCTTAGAACCAGTTTCAAGCGGAATGAACCCGATTGACTTTCCCAATGGAAAACCAGCTTTTCTATACTCATACACCTGTTTAGCAAATGGATTTGCTTCTGTAGCATAAACAGTTTTTGCACTGATGCCCCATTCATCGGGACGAATCCACTTACATTTTCCAAGTGGTAGTTGACTGTAATCGTGGCTCCACATAACCACTGGGTTCTTGAGATAGTCATAGAGCAGAGCACCACTTGGCTCAACAATATCTCCATCACGGTCTTTCGTTTTTGTACTTACATAGTCAATGCTGCTCGTCTCATTCGGTTCAAATCTGAAATCTTCAGGCGCGAAGCTTTTTCTGATAAGAGAAACATCCGATTTCAAGCCCCATTTTCTGGTTAACTGTTGTGCCAGACCATCATTAACTTCAGCGAACGGTAGTGTTTGTGTAATTAAATCCATAACTTACCTCGCTTGCAACGTGATGAATGGTGAAACGGTTGTGGAACCGTCTTGCAGCGTCAAGACTTTATCCCACAAAGGAAAACCATCCAATCTTACGATTGCTCTGAAAGAAGTCTCGTCAGTCTGCCAACCTACTGAATTACTTTTCTCTAGTCTCATCTCCTGACGCATTGCCACACAATACTGAGAGAAATCACAAAGCATAATGTCACCAACTTCACCAAGACCGGGCAATTTTTCAGTTATGAAAACTCTTTTACCGAGCAAGTAGAATTTTCCACTGTCTTCTCTCAATGCAGGCACTGGAACTCCACCTGTACCTACAGCGAAGAATAGGGTCATTAGATTTGGGATAGCCGTGATTGAAGCCACCCACACCGCATTACTAACACAGGCTGGATGCACTCTTGCATACATATTTATAATATTTTCCCAAACTATTGAGTTTGCCGCTTGTCCTAATTCTCCATCCACCGTTATGAGTGCGGGACTGTTGAGAATTCCAAGTGGCTGGCCTCCGCCATGTCCAGTCAAAAATATATTATCTAAACCATGAGCAAATGTTGAAGTAATGACTTTACCAATTATCGTTTCATATGCAGGTGAACTATCAGCAAGCAACTCATTTGTCAGTGTTACATCAATTCTGGCTTTCTTAGCACTTGCAGTCATAAGACGAAAAGCTGGTTTTTTTGGTGCGTTTGAATCTCCTTCGTCACTCCAGACCATTGCCACATTTCCGTACAGTGCTGTTGAATGGTTTGTTAACTCCATTGCGGGAATATCAAGTGTTTTTGCCTTCATCGGATATACAGTAGCTAACGGTCTGACAATCTCACTTTCCAAAGCTACGTCAAAAATACGAGCGGTATACTCAGGAGGGACTACGAAACCTCCATCCGTTGGGATATTTTCTGATGCTCCGCTTGGTGCTTTTGTTGTTAAACGTGGGTCGTTCAATCCACTATCAACGAGTTTTATAAACTCACCGAGTGTTTCAAAACCGCCGCTGTTCTGTGCTGCTTCATCACCAAACAGGCCTCGAAACGTTTTGTTTTGAACATTTTGTGTGCCGTAATGACTTTCCATGTATTCCTGCATTCCTTCAACAGTCTTTAACTTGCCATCAAGATTTCCACTGTAAGGATTGAAATGTCCTCCAATTGGTTTCCTCTCAGTCTGTTTCGCAATCTCTTCAAACTGTCTGGTAACTTCACCTTGTATCTTTTCAAAGATTGTTGTCTGTATTGTTTCTTTAAGAGTTTCCATTTCATCTTCAATCATATTTTTCAGTTCACCGATATTCATATTTAACACTCCTTTTCAGTAATCTTTTTTATTATCCTCGTAACCTAAACGCTATGAAATCGTTTTCCAGTTTGGAGGTGACCCTGTTCGCTAATATTTCCAGTCGTCGACCTAACATTTCCACGAACAGGGTCTCTATTCACTTTCATGGCTATGAATGAAAGCGATTGCTTGCTCATTTTTGTATTTCCTCATGCTCAACTATCTTCTTTAAAACTCCCTTAAATACAACGTCGTATAGTTCTTTTTTTATGCCCTCTGCATCGATTCCAATTGATTTTGTTATGTCATCCGCAAGGCGGTCTTTGATAGATTGCCTCAGATAGTCAAAATAGGACTTTTGAACAACCACCGACTCTTTAGAGTCAAATTTATTCATAGTGTTGCTGCAAGCAAACCTAATGAAATCGGACCGTGAATGAAACCCAAAATTCTTCCTGTATGTGTCAATCTCGTTTAAAAAATCTTCATCAAGCCAAATCGTTACCATTTTTTGTTCCATCCTCTGCCCTCCACAGCGTTTCTATATAAATCCAATATATAAAAAGGATGAACCTTAAATTGAATTAAAAAATTTTCAGGGATTTTGTATAAATCAGATATTTATTGAGGTTACTAGTTCCCACAAATCATTATCTTCATAATTGTCTTTCTCTTCTTTATCAAGTAACTCATCAGGAGTATCAATTCTTATCCAACTCCTTTTATGAGTTTTCATGTCTACAGCAGCAAAGACAGCTATTGCCAAGGCAATAATGATGTCAATCTTGTGTGTCCCTTGTTTCTTGACTATTCTCCAACCTCTTGGAGTCTCTTGAGCAACACACTTCAAAGCATGCTGTCTCATCTCCTTATCTTCATAGAGAATGAGATTTTTACCTTTGATGAGTTGATATAAGCATTGACCCATTTCTGTCAATCTGTCTACAGTCTGGGGGAACTCAGCCATTGGTATGTGTAGTTTCGCTAGTGTCATTGCACTTCTATGGAATTGGAATGGGTCATAACGCACCTCTTTTATAGTGTACCAATCATTCAATTCCTTTATGTATGCTTCTATGCTCTCTTCAAAATCCATTGTGTTCTTTTGACTTCGATGCCACTTACTATATTGAACTAA